AAGCATGATATTTGACTTCCGGAAATTTTCATGATCATTGTCAACTAAGCGGTTGCGCGTAACCATAGCCAACTGATATAGCCCTTGATTCCAATCATAGTGGTCATGTGGCAATGCAAATGCTGCTGTTACTTTCATTTTTCGTCCTCCAGTTTGATTGGCACTAGCTTGTAGTCCACATCTTCGTACATGACGCCTACGACCTTGCCAGTCTTTTTGCTGATGTAGATGTCATCGAACGTGTCATCTCCTGTTTTCATTGATCAGCCTCCTAAAGTTGTTCTTCCGTGAATAGCCCTGTGTGATAGTCATATCTAGCAATCGTGACCGGTATCTTGTACCTGATCATGAACAGCAGCATTCGAAGCCTAGCATCGGTGGTCAATGTAGCGTCTCCGCCTTTAACATCAACAACCTTTGTCAATTCGTCACCGTCATAAAAGCAGTAGTCGGGTGTGTATACGCGTGCTGAATAACGTTTGCCATTGATCTTGAATGCCGACAAAATCTCAAACGATTCCTGAATCGTTACCTTCTGTGGCTTGTTGCGTATCAGCATGTAGTAGGCACCCTCTGCCTTGCTTGCAAATCGAATGCCATCAATTACGACTGGCTGCGCATTGTATTTGCCTCTGCGTCTCTTGCGAACAACCATGGCTAACGACTCGCAATCTCTTCATGGCCGTTGTTACGGCTTGGCAACTTGATCTGAAAGTCTTCAGCGACAGCTAAAATAAATGACCGCGACTTCCCAACACGTTTTGCAACCTCTGTTAGTGTTTTGCTCTTGCTTGCCGCCTCAGCAACTTGTACTGCATACTTCTTACGGTTAGCTTCCCCGCGTTTGTTTACAGCCTTGATGCTGCTGATCAGTGCCACTGACGGCATGTCTCGATTATCAACACCGGCTACCGCACGTTTCTCGACAATCGCTTTCTTTGATACAACGATTCGGTTGTTAAACTCTTGTTTTTCGATTTTTGAGAATGCTTCGCTTTCAGAAATGTCTATCATTGCTGAATTTTCGTAGCGCTTAAGCAATTCAGCCTTGAAGTCGCGCCACACTTTGTCTCCCTGCTTGTATAAACGTACTGTTACTTGTGTCATGATTTCTTCTCTCCTTGCTTATCAGGCCTCAGTTCGTCCGTACTAACTTCTAATGCGTCCGCAATCCTCATGATCATCCAGAAACTCGGTCGCTTAATTCGGCCTGACTTCAGCGCATAGATGGAGCCATTGTCTGGAAATCCAGCTAAATGTGATAATTTGCTTGCTGTAATGCCTTTTTTGTCAATTAGTTTTTGAATTTTCGTCCAATAGTCATCGACATATTGTGCCTCGCTCATTTGTTCGCCCCCAATATATGGTATTTTGTATTGCAACGTTTATAACTTTTTGATATTATTTATTCAGCAAATGTACGCACGTTTCCTCCAAAACTCCGAACATTTGCAAATTTATATGAAGAAGGTTAAGCATATGGCTTTTGAAATCGTTGCAATCAGAACCGAGGGATATCTGCCAGATACTCCCGACAAAATTACAGAGGTTAAGTTATCGGATGGCACCATCGAAACAGTTCCACAAGTGGTAATTTATATTGATGATAAGATGGAGTATTATTACACGACATCGTCATTAACTAAGGCTTCAGTAACATCTGTTCACCCTTCTTCTGGGCATGCATACATTCGTACTGTAGGGAACGATACTAGGCGCGATAATCTGCTAAGCTTGCCGGAGTTCTAGTCTTCGTCTCCATCTATTTTTTTGGATGGAGATTTTTTGATTTAACAACGAACCCATAAGTTGTCTGAATTGTTTCGCTATCGATTTCTTTGTTGGACAGTATTGTTTCTATTAGCTCAAATTCACCAGACTTAATTTTGCTAATTAATTCGTTCAGATATTTATTCATGATTTTCCTCCTGTTTTAAAATGGCAAATCATCATCTTGGATGTCTATCGGCTGGCCATTATTAGCAAACGGATCCGTGGCATTCGCTCGCGAAGCATTTGGAGTCGTTTGACTCGCGTTTGTGGTCGCTGTTGCTGATGTATTGGCTATTTGCTGTGATTTAGGGTTGTTCTGAGACGCCTGTCGTGACTCAAGCAAAGCAAAATTATCAACGATTACCTCGGTCACGAATACTTTCTGCCCTTGCGCGTTATCGTACGTACGCGTTTGAATACGGCCTTCCACACCAACCAAGGAGCCTTTTTTGGTGAAATTTGCAAAGTTCTCAGCCGACTTGCGCCAGATCTGGCAATTTACGAAATCAGTTTCTCGTTCTCCGTTTTTGCTCTTGAATTTGCGATCAACGGCCAGCGTGAATGATCCTACCGCCGTGCCACTTTGCGTGTAACGCAAGTCAACATCTCTTGTCAGCCGGCCTGTTAGTGAGACACTGTTTAGCAATATGCTTCCCTCCTAATTCTTTTCGCCCAATGCTCGTAGCTTTTGCAATTGCTCAGCCAATTTGGCTCTGTCTTCTGCGGACACTTTTTTGTGTTCTGGTTTGTAACCCGGTTCAGCCCAATCAGGCAATTTCTCATTCCGAACTGGCTTGCCGTAACGGCGCTGAGGTTGATTCGTTTTGCGTTCGCTATCGTTTGCATCGACAGCAGCAACCGTTAGAAGACGCTTGCTCTCCCAGTTTTTCAAGATGCCGTTGACGTACTTGTAGTTTCTGACATTGCTTTCAACTGCAGTCCGTAGCGCATTTAGAACTAGCTTCTCAGGTTCAGGTGATCCTGCTTTTCGCATGTCATCAACCCAATCAACAAGGCTTTCTCTGGTGAACGGTGATAGTTGTCCAAACCCGTTGCCTTCCCAGAAATTGCAAATATCAAGAATTGATGATGACGACGATGACGGTTCTTCAGTAGGCCTCTCTGCTGCCTTTACTGGAGCAGTAGTCTGTTGTCGTTTAGTTTTATTTACTTTACTTTCCTTTACTTTACTTTGTGTATTAATGTCATCATTAACCCCACTTGAACTGGAGTTATTGTCTGCATTAATCCAATACAATGTTGGTTTTTGCGATTTTCGTCTTTTGGTGGCATCAGTGAACGTTTCTTGGATGCGCTGACTGGTCAAAACGTTGTCCGACAGGAACAGGTCTTTATTGAAAGTCCCATACTCAGTCAGACGTTTGACCACTAGCCCCACCAACTCACCTGTCGCACCACTGACACGATTGACAAGCTGGTTTTTAGCTAGCTCGGTCCACTCGAGGTAATAGCCTTTGCGGTAGATCGCCGCGAGCAGATAAATGAAAATCAAAACACCCTTTGGTCCAAATTCACCGGTAATTGCCTCTGTCTTTTCGTTCGTTGCAAAATCAACATCGAATGGAAAGTAATCAAGTCCTTCTTTTACTGGTCTTGCCAAGCGATCACCTCCTTAGTCGATTAACTCGTCCATGCTGATGATCGTGGCAACTTTCTTGGTAGCGCGACAGTAGTCACACTTCTCACATCGATGTGGCCGCACCTGACCGGATTTAACCGCCTCAACGTGTTCGGTGCTGTCATGGATCTCTTCAAGTGCCTCGTCCATACGGTACTGTGGCACTTCGATGACGGCATGGTCGGGTACATCTTCCTTGGTCACGGCAATGATGAATGCTCGTGGTCGCGTTCCGTAATTTTGGTAAATCAGCTCCTGATAAACCGCCATCTGAAGCTGATAGTTATAGGCATCAATGAAACTGGTTGGTTGACGTTCTCCCGGTTTCCAATATTTCTTGCGAAGCGACTGGGTCGTTTTAAGATCGCAGAAGAACGATTTTGTGGAATCGAAGCAGTCCAGTTTACCCATCCACTCAACACCGAAAATATCTCCTGTCAGGATTTCTTCTTTATTGCCCTGATACAGCTTCATAATCGCTTCATCGGACTCAAGCGTTTTAATCATGGCATCAGCTTGTTTATACGGAGCTTTCAGTTGTCCTTTTGATGATCCACGAGTTGAGAACATCTCTGGGTGTCCTTTGATAAAAGACTCATGAGCTTGCTTGGATTCAAAATAGCTGTGTAGATAGTTTCCAACCAGCAAGGCAGTCGGATCACCTATTGGCGTCCATTTACCTTGCAACTCGGCCATCGCTTCTGCTTCGCATGTCAGAAACTTCTTAAACCAGGTAGCAGACTGATATTTGAAACTGGTATCCAGCGAGTAATAATTATCCTTGTTGACCGTCAAAGATTTCTGGTTGTTTTCCTGCATTTGGGTCGTGGGTAATGTCTGGCTTAAGAGCATCTGGCTTCACCTCCGATTTTGTGACGGGTTCAGCGGGAGCGTTAAGTGCATCCTCGATCGAGTTAGGATCTTCGGGGGTAACATCCTTCAGTTCTGGATCAGCTTCGACTGGTTTTTCATCGGCACTGACCGCGCTTTGCATGTCGGTTGTCATTGGACCCCACTTAGTCAGCAGCGATTTGATTACCGTCTTCAGGGCCATAGCTTCGTAGTTGTCTTTCCAAACGCCCTTGGGCTCCGCGCCACCACCAGATTTGCTGAAACGCTTGCGATGATCATCGACTTGCTGATAAGTCCAATAGACCATCTTTTCAAAACCGTTAGTCAGTTTGAACGATGCGGCATAGCCAACCGGTTTTTCGCTTGCTTTGCGATCGTGGAAGTTCGGAGTGTACTCAAGTTCCTCCGTTAGTGGGTTCCAGCTCTTGAACTCATCTTCATAAATTGGTAAAGCAGTCAGGCGCTGATACCGTCCTGATCGTTGAGCTAATTGGATATAGCCTTTATAACCAATCTGTGGCTGCGCCTGGTTCTTGTATGGAACGATGTAGACAAAACCCAAGCTCGGGTTAACCGGAAGATCGAGCGTTGCTGCTACCAGGGCCGAGTTGATAACACTTAACTGATCAACTCTGGCTAAGCTTGGATTAAGGCTTACCGCGCTGGCAATTGATGAAAGAAACTGTGGTGCCCGTTTGTCCAGAAGCGCTGCAAACTTATTCTTAATCGTTTGCGTCTCAATCAGTTTCTTAACTGGCATTTTTGCTAGGTCATATTGTGTCGTCATATGCTGCTCCTCCTATTTCCATTCCTGGAATCCTTGATTCTTCATGAAATCGATAATGTCTAAGCTGTCACCGCCGAAGAAAATCTCAACCAGTTCTGCTTTTGGATACGTAGAACTAGCAGCGTCTTTTAAGAATCGCTCAGGGCCGTGAATGTTGATCCAATCTTTCAAGTATTCCTTCGCCTTGTCTTTGTTAAAGGCGCCCTCATAACGCGATGTAGCACAGCTTTGATAGAACCAAGGTTTCTTTGTATCAACTTCATATTCATCGGCGGTGGCCAAGAACTCCTCCGCTTGTTCGATATCCATATCTTTGGGCAGGACGGTACCGTGATAGGACTCCCAATCGGCAATGGCTTTATCTTCAAGTGCTTCTCGCCGTTGATATTCATTCAGAACCGCTGTGTTGTAATCAAGCATGGTCATCGACCGCCTTCCGTGATAAACTTGAGACATAATAATATCTGCAATATTGTTGACTTCCCGTAGTTGGCGCTACGGGATTTTTTTGTGCTCTTTTTATCGTGTCCATTGTTTCCAGCCTCCTACTGCTGTGGCGCCGATCATGATGCCGGCTAGAGCGACAAGCAGATATTTCCAAAAAGCTGATGTTGGATCGAACAACACCGACATAATCGCTTCTAGCATTTGTTACACCTCGGTATATGTTTCCATGAATTTATCTACGGCACCTTCATACCAGCGCATTTGGCGCTTATCACTTTTCTTGGCTCCATCATTGCCTGCGTAATATCTGGGCATTTTGGGATTGAAGGCAATTCTCTTGAACGCATCTGTTCTGGTGTCTAAGTGGAGCTTCGTGCCAAGTTCCTCTTGCGTGAGTCCTTTCTTAGGCCGCAGCTTTTCGATTTCAGTAGCAACTATGCTTTTGATGATGGGGACGACTGCCTTCACAGTTTCCTGAATAAGCAGATGTAAAAGTTCTTGGCTTTCATCTAACTTGACTGCTACATCCATGCTTTCACCTTCTCTACAGGTCTGATTTGAGACTTCAATGATCCAATTAGACTTTCCAGGCTTTCAACTAGTGATTCACCTGAATCGATGTATGATCTGATCTTGCTCACGTCGGTTGGTGTGAAGTGATCACGTCCTTTAGACATTGCTGGTTCTGCTCGTTCTCTAGCCTCTTCAAATTTCTTTTGGGCCATTTTTTCGTATAGATAAACAACCAGCGGATTATCAGTATCGAGATCATCAGCAAAGACTCTTAATCCGGTTTGATATTCGATCACCGCTTTTAGAAAGCGATCATTGCCAATTACAAGTGCCATGGGAATCAGCTTATCGTCTGGTATGCCTCTTGCTTCCCAATTGCTGACAGCGGCTTGCGTAACGTGCATTTTCGCAGCCAAGTTCTTACGGGTTAGGCCCTCTTCTTGAAGACCTCTTGAAAGTTCCTGAAAGATGTTAATTGCCATAACCACACCTCCTTCAAATGTGTACCGCCGATGTAGTAGTTTCACGGCGATAGATGCGATGATTAAGCTGTAGCAAGGTAATCCTTCATTTCATTCCTTGCACGTTCTTTCTCAGCGCTGATTGCCATTTCGAGCATGTCATCGTCCATGGTTTCCCAAAAAGCTTTGGGCTTATCATCGCGGTAGCTCATCAGCGCTTCGATCATTTGCTGTCGGTTCATTTGACTGCCTCCTCTCGCTGGGCGGAATTATGTTTATCTCCTGATGTGATAGTATCGCTAAAAAAAAGTTCACCAACAGATTTTCCGTAATGTTCAGCAACTCTACGTTTAGTTTTGTCAGAGCCATTCCGATCACCAGTTTCCATCATGGCAAGCATAGATTGTGTGATGCCAATAGCATTTGCTGCCTGTGCTTGAGACTCTCTCTTAGCCTTTCGTGCCTCTAGAAGCTTGTTCATTGTTTCGCCTTCTTATCACTTGATGTGATAACTATATCATCGCTTCGCGTGATAGTCAACATCAAAAATCACTTTTTGAAATAAACCGTAAAAATCACTTAGAGTGATTGTATAATCGCATTAGGAGGACTGCTCATGAATATTGGCGAAAGAATTGCAATGCTACGAAAAGAGCGAGGCTGGAACCAACAACAACTCGCAGACAAAATTAATGTGAGTCAGTCCACTCTTGCTATGTGGGAAACTGACAAACGGCGTCCAAACACAGATGCTTTGAACGACCTAGCGGACATATTTAATGTTTCTTTGGACTTTCTTATGTATCGTACAAATAAACGCAGATATTATGAGCTAACCGACAAGGACACCGAGGATATCGCTAAACTGGCTCAGCAGATTATTGACGGTATGAATTCAGATGCTAGTGTCAATTTTTACGGTGAACCGATGACAGATGAACAAAAGCAATCTATGAGGGACATTATAGAAATGGGGCTTCGTATCAATAAAGAAAAAGCGAAAAATAAATTCACACCTAAGAAGTATCGAGATACGGGCGGTGATTAAATGTCGTATGCCAGTGACGTTGCTGATCAAACTTTTAAATGTACGGCTGATGTCGCAATAGATTCGACTGATCCATTTTCCATATGCAAAACATATGACTATGGGGTCAAACGGGTCACTATGCCCAATTCAACCATGGGGCTATCAGTCAGGACTAATCGCTGTGCAACGATATTCTTGAGCGACAATCTTACTAATTCTCAGGAACTGCTTGTTCTTCTCCACGAAGTTGGCCATTGCCGCATGCATAAAAACGATAGCACGCCATTTATGCGTTCTATGATGTTTGGCGGTTGGATACCAAGAATTGAACGAGAGGCAAATGAATTTGCTGTTAGATACATGGTGGATATTCTGAAGGCTCAAGACGTTGAAATTACAACGACTTATGGGATACTGCAATATTTTGATCTTCCAGAATCATTCAACCGTTTTGTACTTGTTTAGCCGAGGCGCTCACTAATAAGCGCAAAGCATAATGGAGGGAAAGCAATGGGGTTTTTTGACAAGCTTAAAGAAGCCGGAAACAAATTGAATGAAGCATCTTCACTCACACCAGAAGAAAAGGAGGAACGCAAACAAGCCAAAATAGCACTAAAAGCAGAAGTCATTTTGGAGGAACCCATCAAGTTTGTGAGCGGCCACGAACTTGTTGACGCTTCTGGATTCGGCAGCAGAATTTACAAATTAAAAGATAATACCGTTATTTTCGGGCTTAACAATCCGGACCACTTTTGGATAACAGGCATAGAATTTGCAGGACCAAGGTATCATGAGATTCAAACTACCAAAAGAAAATCACATACTAAGGGCAAATCCAAAACCAAAAAGCATCGACATGGATTGGGTGGAGCTGTAATAGGGACAATTCTTGCCCCAGGTGTCGGCACTGTTGCTGGGGCTATCGTTGGCAGCCATTCTGGAAAAGACAAAACAAAGGGAAGCAGCTCCACTATTGGCGAAGCGTCAACAATCACTTCTCAGATTGAGGACGACTCGTCTACTATTGTCAAGCTTACAAATGCTGCCACTGATGAAAACGTTCAAATTATTCTTTTAACAAAAACTAGAGATTACCAGAGGCTAATGTCTTTCCATGTAAATATGGAAGTTATCAACAAGGACGATAGCGATGACCATAGTGAATCGTCATCTCGTACGTCTGCGAATCCAAAAACCGATACATCGTCCTCGAGCCCTGTTGAGGAAATTCGAAAATATAAGCAGTTATTGGATGATGGTATTATCACTGCTGAGGAATTTTCCACAAAAAAGAAGCAGCTATTAGGGTTATAACCTGTAAAATCACTTTCTGTGACTCAAAATCAGTCTAAATACTGACGACTATAAAAGCTGAATATTTTGGAGGTTTTGTTTATGGGAAAGAAATCAATAGCTTTTATAATGACTCTTTTAATGGCGATTTTATTAATTGCCTGTGGAAATAATGCAACTAAAAAAGCTGACTACACTGCAAACACAGCCGAAGCAGCTCTTAACTCGGGAAAGAATATCGATGGCAAGACGATTGAATTCAAGGCGGAAAAGGTTATTCCAAATGGAGAACTCGGCCATACGATTTGGGCTGGGAAACATCTTAACTTTATCAGTAGTGAGAACCCCAAAATTTCCGTTGAGAAGGGTGAAGTCTTAATTGCTAAAGTTAAAAAGGCTAAAAGTGCGTTAGGCTCTTGGTTTATCACGTATTCAGGCCTGACAAAAAAATGACTTTTGAAAACCTCTAGTTTGATTGTAAGTAATGGATGAGTCAGGCCCAATGTTAGCAATTACAAGCGGTAACTATTTTGGAGGAAAAAATGGGAATACTGGATATATTCAAGTCCAATGAATTCAAGCAAAGAATCGAATCGTTAGAATTAGAAAACACAAAACTAAAACAAGAATCAACTGTCAAATTAACGTTGCAACAAATGACGCCTATAGAACTAAAAAAAGAAATTGATCTAAAAACGGAAACTAATTCTGAACTTGATCAAATGATTAGTAAGAATCAGTCTACCCTCTCCACTTTAACTGACAAAATAGCTAACCTAAATGAAACTAAAAAAATTTTAGAGGGTCAGTTGGTAAGCACAAAGGGCGAGTTAGAAATAGAATCATTTGGGTTATACAAGCCTCGCTACACTTTTGCTAATTCACTTGGATATAAGGCTAGATTAGACGAAGTCAGGCAAAATCAAAAAAACATGATAAAAGGGCAAACTGCTTTTGAAATATTCATGCCAATATCTTTTAACGGTTCTGCTTCTAAGGGGCGTTCCATACAAAAGAAAAACGGTAAGCAACTTTTACGTTCCTTTAACGGTGAAACCGAAGCAGCTATTAACAAGATTACTTATAGCAACTTCGATCGTATAAACAATCGACTCGAAAAATCATTTCAACAGTTAAACAAGCTTAATGAGGACAATGGGATTCGCCTTTCCCCCGCTTACTTAGACAGTAAGGTCGATGAATTACATTTAGCCTATGAGTATGAACAAAAGAAACAAGAGGAACGAGAAGAGCTACGAGAGCAAAGAGAACGGGAACGCGAGGAAAAGCAGGCTCAAAAGCAAATGCACGATGCTCAAAAAAAGCTCGATAAAGAATTGGATCATTACAAAAAAGCCTATCAAGAATTACAAACTAGGCTAGAAAACCTTCAGGCTGAAGATCAGAAAGAAATTCAATCTAGCCTTGAAGAACTGCAAAAAAATATAGATAAGGCTGAATCTGAGAAAAAAGATTTGGACTACAGGCAAGAAAATGCAACTGCAGGTTACGTATATATAATCTCCAATATCGGGTCCTTTGGTAAAGATGTTGTTAAAATTGGAGTTACACGCCGCCTCGACCCTCTGGAGCGGGTTGCAGAGTTAGGATCAGCATCTGTACCATTCAAGTTTGACGTTCATGCTTTGATCTTCTCATATGATGCTTATGCTCTCGAAGCTGAACTTCATCAGCGATTTGCTAATCAAAGAGTCAATAAAGTCAATAATCGCAAGGAATATTTCCGTGTTCCTATTAGGCAGATCGAAAGCGCTCTAGAAGAATATAAAGACCTAACCGTGGACTTTACTGAAAGTCCTGATGCACCTGAATATCGTCAATCTTTAGCAATTAATTCAAAGAATTTTGTCAATTCCGAATCATAAAATTTCGGCACAAAAATAGCCCCGGTGGCGAGGGCTCCGGTGGCGAGGGCTAATAAGCAAACCAAGTAAACACTGTCAGTACAATGTAAGGAGATGTCTTACATGAAAATTGAAACAATGTGTGCCGAATGCCGCGATTATAAATCTAGAGCTGTCGCGGAAGTAACTGATGACGAATCACTGAAATTTATATGTCCTAGGGGTCATACATTTCATGCAGTATTACGCACCCCTCTGTATGTTCCGATATTTGAAAATGCTTTACGAGCGTATGATGATGAAGAATACTATGAGTGCTATCTAAGCGCAGTTACGAGCTTGGAAAAATTCAGAAACACAGCTATCAAAGCTTACTTTTGGTCAACAAACAACCACAAACCAATGGACAAAATCATTGATAAATCACACGCTATCAAGTATTCAGAAAGATCTATTGCTTCGTTTGCAACGATTTCCCTACTACTTTTTGGAGAATCAGCAATTCCTATGTTGAACAAAATGTACGATTCCACAGAAAAACGCAACAGAGTTATTCACGGGACTTTAATCCCAACAAAGGGTCTTTGCGAAGAAGTAATTAAGAATGTTTACCAAGTCGTCAAGTTTTTCCAAATTAGCTGGATTGACGACGATGGGTACTGTCCCATCTCAAATTATCAGGATGCGATTGCCACGTACAACTATAAGGCAATTATTAGCAACAAAAGAGGGAACGAGCACCCAGTCCTTATGGCAAAACTATATAGTCTGTCAGCTATGCAAGTGGTACGTAAGGAACATGAACTAAACACAGAATTCAATCGAAGCTTCAAACTAATCATGGAGCTCCATCGCACATATTTCATGTGATCATATAGATAATGAATCAGGTTGGATAACTAATTGCCCACTACTTTTTTCAAAATAGACATTGTCATCAATAACAGCCGGACGATCATCTGAAATACCCTGAATTCTGATTGTGGAATCACTGGGTAAAGACTCTAAATATTTCACAAAATCCTTCACCTTGACAATTCCATCTTTTAAATCATATGAATAACTATAACCTAGCTTGTCTTCATTCATCATCATCGCTCCTCTATGTGAATGTCTAGTTATCTTTCACTGATTATATCATAAAGAATTTCGTACTAATCATTCAGAACGTCATCACCGCCGAGATCCGGGATAAACTACATCCAGGCTCGTAGCTTTAAAACTCAGTTGAACTTTCGTTGTGTCGTTCAGTGCAGGATGAAGCTGTATATCATTGACCAGGTTAATTTCGGTTCCATTTACAAAAACATGTCCATCTTTTATCTCAACATGATTTTCCATTTTGATCACCGCTCTTTCTCGTGGCTGATGAGCTTTATTCACCTAATTATAGCAAAGATGAATTGCATTCACCATCAACGGTTAAAAACATAGCTACTCGTATCAAATTAATAGTTAAGACAGGAGTCTTACTTATGGCAAATTCAACGATCAGGCAGGCTGATATACTGTTACGAGAGTGTACCGTTATGCAGGTAGCTACGCTTGATATCGATACCGGTTTTCCTAATATAGTTTCGCTGACACCACTTAAATCACACCGATCGCTTAAAGAAATCCTTTTTTACACTGATCGCGACACTACTACTATTCACAACGTCCTAGAGAATCCTGTGGTGGCTGTTTACTGTTTCAATGAGCTACACCACTCATCGTTGCTATTGCGTGCAAAGGCCGTTGTATTGACCGCTGAGGAGGCCTTACCAAGCTTTACGGAAAACCTCAATTCTTTTCAAAAATCGTTACAGTATGATCGTCCCGTCATCATCTGTTGCAACCCACTAACCGTCAAGATTAGATACAACATTGACATCGAGTTCAGCAAGCTAAACGAAATCTAAGCTCAGTTCTTGGAGATGCACTTATGAATGGTCCAGTTACATTAAGTGAGGCACACTTCATTGGCCTCATCATTGTTCTCATAGGCGTCTACTTCGCCCTGTTTGGCCACAGGCAGCATTGGATTCGTTGGCTCATTGACCCTGATAAGCCCGGCAGCAACCTCTGGTGGGCAGCCGTTTTTATCATTATCGGCGTGCTCATGATGATGGTTAGAAAGATGCAATAATTCGACCCCATAAAGGGGGCTAGTTTTCAGACAAAGAAATAGCCTTCCGCGGAAGGCTTGGAGGTGTACAACTTTTGGAGGATCTTTTCCTTACACAAGACCAAGCGAATCAATTAACTAAAACAGTCAAATGCTTCTTAAAACGATACTCTGCAATTTTGAGAGAACGGTCAAAAGGGAAAATGGTCGTCGAGGATAAAGACGGGCGAAAATTTTATATTCATTACCTTTTCGCTGCTGGAAACAACCATATTCAATTTATGGACGCAAAAACAAAGCTTACGCTCGTTAGAATTAACCTTAATGACAGCTTTCACAAGAATGCTGATGGCTCTATCATCACGGGGAACCGCGTTAATGTTTTCTCGGAATCTGAATATTACGAAAAAGCTGACGGAACAACACACACTAGAGCTTTCCCACTACCTTATTCTAACATTCGAAATTCAGATGATTTTATCGAAGCACTCCATGACCTGTTGGACTATACAGAAGTAAGACAACAAGATAAACTGAACCTAACAATTGAAACGGATTTGTTCAAGTAAAGGAGGCGAAACGTAATGGAGTTCACTAACGCTCAAGTTTCTGAGATTGCAAAAGAGTGGTCTAGTTTTATCAGAAACAGTTCAAAATTCACTTTGCTTCAAAACGACTCCATCCGCGTCTCAACCCCTTTTTCTGATAGTTTTGGCGATGGCATCGTTATAAACATTCAGGTTAAAAATAATCGCTACACACTATCGGATCAAGGCTATACAATTTGGAACCTTTCAACGAATGGCATAGATGTGACAAAAAAGGATTCAAACAGAAATAGAATTTTGCACTCCTTATTAGCTCCATATCACATCAAACTAGCTGAAGATAACGCCATTCAACAGACTGTCTCACGGCACGATGTACCTCAAGCAATAACTGATTTAACTCAGGTTTTAATTAACGTTTCCGATTTGGCATTCCTAAACAGAAACAACACTGCCAGTATTTTTTATGATGATGTTCAAACTTATTTTGGAGAAAACCGCAATCAATATAGTTTCATCGGGCCTATCTATGTTCCGGGAAAATCTGAAATCAAGTACCGATTTGAATATCTTTTTACCCCAACAACCAACGACTTCCGCTTAACAAAGTTGTATACAAATTTGAGCAGAAACACTATGGATGTCATTATTGGTATTCTGAGTGACACAGAATCTTTTCTTAATGCCAATTATGGCAGTAATGCCACGTTAAATATTTTAATCGATGGTATCTCTGCTCAAAGCAAACCGTTTGCAGATGGATTGCAAGCGCATGGAATTAATGTTTACGATTTTAAAAATAAAGACAAGATAAAAGATGATCTTGCCGTGAAAACTGCTTAAATTCAAGTCCCAAGATGGGGCTTTTATTTTCGTTCGCAAGACGAACATACGTTTGAATTTTAACCAAAAAACTACACATAGAAAGGATATGGACGCTGTGCGTAAATGGAAAGAAGTTCCTCACCATCCTAATGTTTATAGGTATGAAACACGACGCGGTACTCGATATGGTATTCGGCGCGTCTATACAGATAGTGAAGGAAAACGCCGAGAATTCACACGATCAGGAAAGATGAGTTGGCGTGATGCGGAATCAATATTGAAAAAGTTCGAAGACGATTACGTTAATGGCAATCTTAAGACATTGAGCAATGCGGCAACAACACTTGGTAATTATTTTGATAAGTTGTCAACCCGTAAACTTAAATACAAAGCATGGCGGCAATCAACTTATGATGCTCATGTCCGTTACTTTAACAATCACATTCGACCGGTATTCGGAAATAAGCGTATGCAAGAGATTACCCGTGCCCAATATCAAGCGTTTATTGATCATTTAGACGATGAGAAACACATGGGCGTCACCACCATTAGGAGCATTCATCGCATTATGATGGAAACTGTTAACGCGGCTGTGACTGAAGACGTTCTTGACAAAAATAGGTTGAAACGAGTCGAGATACATGGCCATCAAGCAAAACCGGTTGACTTAAGTCGAGAAGATTTTGAAAGATGGATTACAACTGCTGAAAAAATATTAAATAAATACGATTATGCTTTGATTAAGGCAGCTACCCTTGGCATGCGCCGTGGGGAAATTCTAGGACTGAGAGTATCTTCAATTAAGTTTGCTCGTGACCAAGTCAATAATACTGAAATCGCTGCTATTAAGATAGATATGCAACGAGGGGTCGATTATCCTACTGGCGGTCCTCTAAAAACATCAACTTCAAATCGTACCATCTGGGCTTCTGGTGACGTTGTGGATTTGCTTCATTATGCTATCTTGGCAAGCAAAAATATTCGTAAACGCAATTGTGTCCCAGCAACCGCCACGCAATGGCTTTGGGTAAACCGCTATGGTAATGCTGCCTCTTATGCTTATCTTGTCGAACGCATGTCAGCAGTCAACGACGCTACGGGTCTGAAAATCAGACCGCACATGCTTCGACACTATTTTGCTACACAAGCAATTGCTGCCAATACTCCTCAGGCAGAAGTCATGCACTATCTTGGGCACAAGAACATGCAGATGACTTTCGACTACACAAGGGCAACTGAGCAGTCATCATTAAAGGTCTTCAAAAACTTTACAGAAACCATCTCAAAAGAGACAGACAAAGGCAATGACAAAGAATCAGCTAATTAA